ATACTCACTCTCCTAACGAGATATATGGTCGTGGTAAGCTCCAGAAGGTTCTCTCTGAAATCAAGGTTCTTAACCAGATTAAGAAGACCTACCTTCAAGCGGGGCACAATGCAGCGGCCCCAACACTACTTATGCGTGACGATAGTTCACTGAACCCAGCGCATATTGTTCCAGAAGGTATTGCTGTTGGGGGGCTTGATTCTAACGGTAAGCCCACAGTAGCCGCTCTAGAGCGTGGTTCTCGCGTTGAGATCGCTGAAGCCCTCATGCAGGAAGAGAACGCGATTATCGACCGCGCCTTCCACTTGAATCTTTATGTCTCTCAGATTGGCGACAACCGCGACCGCGTAACAGCTACAGAAATCACCGCCCGCCAACAAGAGCAGGTTCGCATTATCGGACCACAAGCCTCTCGTGATGAGTCTGAATTCCTTGGACCAATGGTTGAGCGAGAGCTTGACATCCTTGATTCATGGGGATTATTGCCCGACACTGGGGAAACACTTAACTTCAACGTTGTATACCGAGGGGCATTAAGCCTTGCCCAGAAGTCCGATGAGGTTGTGGGGGCTAACCGTACTGCCGAGGCTGTACTAAATGCGGCTCAAGCAAACCCAGCGATATCGAAGGCTGTCGATTGGTACGATTATGTTCGCATTGTACATACAGGTAATGGGGCACCAGCATCAATGATGTTGTCCCGCGAGGAATTTGATGAGGCTGTGACAGCGGAACAGCAACAACAAGCAGAGCAATCTATGATGGAGAACGCTGGAGGTATCGCTCAGGGCGTTAACACATTGTTGCAGGGGGACGCTAATGCGATTGGTTGATACAGCCAAGCAGATTTACAGAGAACGGTCAATCTTTAATCGGACTGGAAGAGCATTTAGGTCAGTATTCAATCCTAGAGGGAATTTGATTGAAGACCAAAAGATAGTATTAAAAGCATTGCATACATTCTGTCGTGTCGGCGTAACAGACCATGGCTCAAATGACACACAGATAGCAAGGGCTGTAGGGCGCAGAGAAGTATGGAACTGGATTGTAGGGCACACGAACTACGAGCCATTTGAATTAGAAACACTAATGAGTCAGATAAGGGAGATCGAGGATGAGTGAGGAAGTGGCAGAAGTACAGCAAGGCGAGGTAAGCATTTTATCGGGAGTTGAAGGTGGAGAGTCTGTAAACACAGACCCCAATCCATCAACACCCACGGAGGGCACATGGTTTGAAGGCATGAGTCCTGAAGAAATCGGCTACCTTCAGAACAAAGGGTTTGATGGCGACGATGGAACCAAGAAGTTATTTGAATCATATCGAAACCTAGAGAGGCTAAGAGGGGTTCCAGATGACCAGATACTAAAGTTACCTAAAGATGGCGACCCAATGGATGATGTGTATAATAAACTTGGTCGCCCAGAAAAGCCAGAAGATTATGTGTACAACCCTGTTGAAGGTGAAGATGTAGATAGCAACCCTATTATTGGGGATATCCGTCAGGCAGCACACGAGGCTGGGCTATCTGCTGAGGGGTTCACGAAACTTACAGATGCTTATAATCAAGCAGTGGTGCGGGAACAGCAAGCAATGGCTGAACAAGCCAAAGAAGCCGAAGAGCAAGAACTAAGCGCCCTTAAACGCGAATATGGTGCAGACCTAGACAAAATGGTTGACCAGTCTAACGCCACGGCTATTGCCCTTGGGTTTGACCAAGACATTGCAGATTCTCTTCGCAACGCTATGGGGCCACGTAAGATGCTAGACCTTATGAAGACTCTAGGTGATGCTGTTGGAGAAGATACTGTTCGTACATCTGCTAATAAGGCACCTTATGGACAAACTAAAGAGCAACTGTCTGCGCGAAAGGCTGAGATTATGGCAGAGATTAACGCAGATGCAACGCGCCGAGATGCGTACTTGAAGAACGCTGGCAATGACTATCGTGAAATTCAAGGAATCAACGAAGCGTTACACGCTGGATAGGAATACAAATATCACGTAGCTCAGCTATGTGTCATTATATTGGACAAGGCTGAAACTTAGCCCCCATGACATATCGGGAAAGACCGAAATACTTAAGCCCCATATTCATGGATAAGCTGATACTGACTTAAACTAATCAATATCGGAGCCAATATCATGGCAAATGATCGTTCAGAACTCTATACAGTAGAGTTTTCAGACAAGCTGGCACTATTAGCCCAGCAATCACAAGCCCGTTTGCGTCCACTCGTAATGACTGGAACGCACACAGGCAAACAAGCAAGTCCCTGCGAATTCACTGACGTAGGTGAACTGGAACAAAACACCAGTCGCGCACAGAAGTTGACATTCGATGAACCCGACCACACACGCCGTTGGGTAAACCCAGTCTCTTACCGCAGTAAGTCTGCTATCCTCGACAAGCTCGATGATATGCGTTCTAAGCTGTCGCCACAGAGCAACTATGCACAACAACAAGTCAATAAGTTCAATGTCAAAATGGATGAGGTCATTATCGACTCTGCATTTGGCACTGCAATTACTGGTGAAACCGCAACTGGTTCTACTGCATTTGACTCAAACAATGTTGTTGCTGTAGGTACTACGGACCTCACCCTTGCTAAGATTCTTGACGCTAAGCAAATCCTTATGCAGAACGAAGTTAATATGGATGACCCTGAAGAGCAGATTACTATGGTAATTACTCCTCACCAGTACAACAGCTTTGTGCAAATCTCCCAAGTAAGCAATAGCGACTACGGTAATACTGTATTTGATAAAGCTGGCATGGTGACTAGATGGAACGGTATCAATATCGTTGTATCTAATCGCTTGCTCGACTCAAATGGTATTCGTGCTACAGTTAACCCTGGAGCCTCTGCTGTTCGTGAAATCCCAATGTTCGCCAAATCTGGTATGCATTTGGGTATCTGGGAAGATATCTATGGCGATCTCGCTCAACAAAATGATCGCGACCGCAAACCTTGGGCAGTTACAACTTATGGTACTTTCGGTGCAACCCGTTTGGAAGAAGCTAAAGTTGTTAAAATCATCTGTAAAGAAACCTAAGAAGGAGAATGACCAATGGCTAACACTAACATGCCTGGAGTCGCTGCTCTCGTAGCTTCTCCTCCAACACTAAACAAACTGAAAGACGTTCGTTCGTCTACAGTTACCGACAAGGGTACGGTTGAGTTTACGCCTACTGCTGATGGAGATACTTTATTGTTGACCCGTTTGCCAGTAAGTGCAACCCTCGACAGTATCCGAATCGCAGCAGATGACCTCGCTTCCACGTCTTGTACGCTGAACTTGGGATTCTATGAAACAGACACCAACATCACTATCATTGATGAAGATATCATGGCTACTGCTATTGATGTGGGTGGTGGTGCTACCGCAATGACTGAGTATCGTTATGAAGTACAGGATATCAATACTATCAGTCAGCGCGTGTGGGAACTCGCTGGGCTTTCCGAAGAACCCGACTACGGTGAAGTGTATCTTGCTTTGACTGTAGCGGCTGTATCTGGAGCCCAAGCAGGGACTGTATCATACTACTGTGATTACACCCTGTAATAAATAGCCCTCCTCGCTGGGGAGGTGAAGGGTAATCTACTCTTTGCCTCCCCTTTTAATACCAAACATCTTCGGAGAGTCATTATGGCAAGTTCTGTCACTGAGTTAGATATTGTAAATAGAGCACTTGATAAGCTGGGGGAAAAGAACATTACCTCGCTGACTCAAGATGTTAAGCAAGCCCGCGTTATGTCTACGCTAGTAGACCCCGTTCGCGACCGATTCCTCCGAAAGAATCCGTGGAACTGTGCGATCACTCGTGTACAACTTGCTGCATCAACAACTGCTCCTGCCTTTGGCTGGGCTACTGCCTACCCTCTCCCATCAGATTTTATCAAGCTATTAAACGTTGAGAGCTCATCCTCCACATCTATCCCATTATCAGGAAATAAGAACACCCCTCGCAATATCGAATACAAGATTGAAGGAGGATCGATTCTTTGTGATGAGACTGATGCATTGAATGTTCGGTACGTTAAGCGACTCACTGACACCACGCGATATGATTCTTCTATGGTTGAAGCATTAGCCACACTATATGCCCTTGAAGCCTGCATGTCCCTGACTAACGATACCTCGCTCCGTTCTGAGCTCAAGCAAGAATACATGCAGATGATTCAAGAGGCTAAGCAAGAAGATGGATGGGAAGACGATATGCCAGACTTCCCCCTTGACTCATGGATATCGGCGACTCTATAATGTCTACCTCTTACCCCTCACAAACTTCGTTCAATGGCGGTGTGCAGTCCCCCTTACTTAGAGGGATGGTTGATGCTCCTGGTGGGCACTCGTCTTTTCAGGCTTCCAAGAATATGGTTCCTATGAAATATGGACCTATTGCTAGACGTGGGCCAAGTTCCCAGATATACCAATCAAATAGCCTTGGAGCTGGATCAGGGACAAGGGGATCGAATCCTAGACTGTCTGATTTCGACCAACAAAAAAGTAAGTTGGTAGAGTTCAATTATAACGATGAGCAGAATTATATACTAGGGTTCTATGGTGGTGACGGTGGCAAGATTAGAGTTTTCAAAGACAGAGGAGTTGTCTTAGATTCATCTGTATCTACTACAATAACAGAAATAAGTAATCCTGATGTGTCTTCACAGATGACTGTAGCAGATACGTCCTCTTTTGCGGTCGGAGATGAGATAGTACTCACGATAACCTCTAGTGATGGGTCCCAATTTAATGGGGTTTCGGGAGAGATAACATCAATACCATCGGGCGTAGACTTGGTTGTATTTTCAAGGTTTTGGCCCTATGCTCCCACGACAACTGTGACTGGCAGTGTAAGTAAAGTATATAAAATAGACTCCCCGTACAGCACAAGCGACTTATTTGATGCAGATGGTACTTTTAAGCTCGATATCAAGCAATATAATGATGTTATGTATATATGCCATCCAGATTACCAGACAAGGATATTAACTAGAGCAGGGGACGATGACTGGTCTATATCTATCGCCGAATACAAAAATGGACCTACACTCCCAGAAAATACCGAAAAGAATAACAGATTTTACCTAAGCCCATGGAGAACAGAAGGTAGTATTTCTGGATATAAATACGCGACCATAGAGTCCAAGACTGCTGAAGAAGGGGAAGAGGGTGTTGCTAACGATATCTTTGTTCCCTCTGACGTTCAGGCTGTCGATGACAGAGGACTAACAACCTTAGCTACAGATGCGGGAGAAACATGGCTAGGAACATCTACTCAGGGTGGTCGAATTATATCGATATTTGTTGCTCAAGGGAAAACCGATGGTGGTCGCCCAAAAAACCATAGATGGCACCACTTAAGAATTGTTAAGTACATAAGCGCAAACGAGGTTTGGGTGGAGCGTCTTGATAGTAGTCTTGAATGGAGTTACTTGAATGTAAGTTATTCTCGCAATTGGGAGGGTGTAGACATGCGCCCGAACCAATGGGCACTAGGAGCCTTTTCAGACTCTACAGGTTATCCATCAGTAACCGAAATACATGACGGAAGAGTTATACTTGGCAAGACCACAGCAGAACCAGATACCGTTCACTTCTCAGCCTCTGGTGGTTACGACACAACGAGTTTTGATTTTCAGACAACAGACACAGACGGTCAAGTTTATGATGACCTTGGGTTTAATGTAAATATTTCTGGTGGGGACGCTTCACCTATTCAATGGGTAAGCTCAACAAGTGATGGTGTTGCTGTAGGAACATATTCTTCAGAAGGCATCATAGGGGCAAATGACCGTTCTAAAGGCTTCGCACCAGGCAATGTGTCTTATCGTAGAAATACCTCAGTAGGCTCTAAAAGCATCCAACCAGTACTTGTTGACCAGTCCACCTTATTTGTCTCAAGGACAGGCCGAAGATTGCATGAGTTAACCTATGACATCACCTCCACGAGTCAAAAGTCCCCAGACCTTACCCAGATTGCTGAGCACGTTACTAAGACTGGAATTATTGACTTCGCGTTCCAGAGAGAACCGCGAGATACTTTATGGTGCGTTCTTACTGACGGTAAGTTAATTGGATTTACCTTTGATAAAAATAACGAGATTACTGCATGGCATCAGCACGAGATTGGTGGAGAAGTCCTTGATTATAACACCGCGTCAACGATAGCTTCTTTATCCGAGAACGAGAAGCCTACATTCGCTTCTGCGGTCAGGTCTGTAGCTACAACTCCATCTCCAGATGGTTCGAGGGATGATGTTTGGATATCTGTAGACAGACCCGCATACATGTTTAATACAGGGAATCAAACAGATAGAACCACAGATGACCTCACTATCTCAAGTACTATCGAAATAATAGGCGATATATACGATGAGGATACTAATATAAAAGATGCTGGGCATATAGACAGCTACCTATCTATATCTTCGACAAAAACCGAGTCTGTCGATGTGACATCCTCTGGGGTTATCGCACCCACCTTGACTGACGGTCAGATTTACTTACTTACAGATGTTATCCCCACAGGAACGCTATTGGTAGATGTGGAGAATCATTACTTTAGGTATAATTCTAACCAATTCTTTAACTTATCTGGGGGTGTAGTAGACTTTGGGTCTAGTTTTGAATGTTCTCACCAACCAGTATTCTCCACGTTTACTGGGGCTGACGTATGGCTTGGAAGGACAGTATCCTTGTATGGTGACGGAAGATATTTGGGGACTCAGACTATAGACCCTGTGCTTGGGGTTGTTACTATAAACAATTCAAAGTACTGTGCAAACCTCACAATAGGAATACCATATACATCTTACGTGGAACTCCAAAACCTAGAGGCTGGGGATTCGCGCGGAATCACTCAGGGTATGATCAAGAAAGTCAACAAGGTCATGGTGAGGGTGCTAAACAGTCTAGGCTTGAAATACGGACCTACTGAGGCAGAGCTACAAGAATACGAATTTGACTACGATAAAGATATATCAGAGTACAGAGATTTAAAAAGCGAGGATGTGATACTAGATTGGGATGAAGGATACGAACAGTCTGGCACATTAAGGTTTCAAGGAGACGGACCATATCCACTAATGATACAATCAGTGACAGCAGAAATGGAAACAAAGGGCTTTTCGTCAAACCGATAAGCGTTAAGTATTTCTTTGATGTCGCTGATAACATACAAGCAAATCAGGTACTCGATGTGGCTAACGAAACCGAGGAATCGGTAGAGAGAGCTCTCGAAGGGATTTATGATGGTTACGCTTTTATTGATGAGAATGACAGGGCTTTGGCGTGTATGGGGGTCAAGGAGTTAAGTAAGACTGAAGCTCATGCATGGACGGTGATAGCGCAGGATATTGGCACAAGATTCGTACATATACACGCTTGTGCAGACGCATACCTTAGCGGGTGTGGATATGATACCGTATATATGGATACAAGAAAAGACTTTACAAACGGACTGAGATGGGGTATAATGTTAGGGTTCGTACAGTTTGAAGAGATACAAAACTACTATGACGATGGTGGCACTGCTATCATAATGAAGAGAGAAAGGATTTAGTTATGGCATGGGTAGCAGCAGCAGCGGCAGCAGTCGGGGCGGTAGTCGAGGGAGTCGAGGCTAACAAGTCTGCCAATATCGAGGGTGATATTATGGCAGACAATGCAGCTAAAGAGCAGGAAGCTATGCGGAAACAGCATCGTGCCGAGTTTGGCTCAATGCTTTCTCAAGCTGGCTCCTCAGGCATCTCTGGTAGTTCCTTTCAAGATATATTTAATAATCAAACCATTGAGGATTCCATAGCCATGACTGGATTAAGGCAGAAGGAAGAGAATCTTAAGACAGCTATTGAGAATAAGAAACGGGCTAATAAGGTGCAGACTATAATGAAGGTCGGACAGGCTGTTGCTCTTGGCGCTAGTAGTGCTGGTGGAGGTGGGGGAGGTATGTTTAGCAAACTCGGTGGGGGAGGTCCAAAGACATCAGCACTCGGCAAGGGTTCCACTTCTGGAAAGATATATAAATCTAATCCTGGCCCAAGTATTTTTGGTGGAAATTAATCATGGCAATGATTAGACGTAGAGCGCCAATCAAATCAGCAGTAGATGTCACCTCTAATAGTGGCTTAGGGCAGGGTATTGCACAGATAGGGGGGACTGTAGGGAATATTCTTGAGCGAAGAAAGACCGAGAAACAAGAGTCTGAAGCTATAGAGGACT